ATTGGCAAACTTGACTGCTTTAAACCAAGCAAGTGCTGATAATTTAAACGCAGCTCAACAAACTGAATTAGCTAATCTAAATGCTCAAATGGCAATGAATGTTAAGAATGCTGAGTTAGCACAACAGATGGGCTTAGCACAACTTAATGTTGACCAACAAAGAGCTATGGCAAATGCCAACATGGTAGCTAATATGGATATGGCTAAGTTTAACAATGCTCAGCAAGTTGAATTGGCTAACAGTAAGTTTATGCAAACTGTTACACTATCTAACTTTAATGCCGAACAACAAGCAGCTATGCAAAATGCTACAGCTATGGCTTCACTTGATTTAGCAACTGTTGACCAAAGAACAAGATTGGCTGTCCAGAATGCTCAAGCATTTTTACAAATGGATATGTCAAATTTGTCAAATGAACAACAAGCTAATATGTTAAGGTCACAACAAGAGCAGCAAAGATTGTTAAGTAATCAGGCATCAGAAAATGCAGCTCGACAATTTAGAGCTAGTTCTGAAAATCAAACCAATCAATTCAATACTTCTTTAGCTGCTCAAATTAGTCAGTTTAATGCTCAACAAGCTAATAACATTGAACAATTTAATGCTCAGCAAAGAAATGCAGCAGAAGCTAGAAAGATTGCTAATGAGATTGATATTGCAAAATCTAATGCTGCTATGATAAATCAAACCAATCAGTTTAATGCTCAGATGGCTTTTGAAAGAGATAAGTTTAATACCGCAAATCAACAAGCAATTATGCAATCAAATGTTGAATGGCGAAGAAAAGCAAATATGGCAGATACTGCTGTACAGAATCAAATCAACATGCAGAATGCTATGAATGCTTATAATATGAATACCGCTGCTTTAAGTTTTATGTGGCAAGAATTAAGGGATGATGCTGATAGAGAATTTAGACATGAAGAAAATGAACTAAATAGAAAGAATGCTTTAATTCAACAAGCTATTGATAATGCTTCAGCACTTGGTAAACATTACAGTCAGTATTCTGATTTAGTAGATATGATAGATGGTATATTTGGTACAGCAAAAGGAGAATAAATAGAATGGGATTTTTAAAGAAAACATTTAAAAAGATAGCAAAAGGAATTAAAAAAGTTGCTAAGAAAGTTGTTAAAGTTCAGAAGAAAGTTTGGAAAGGACTTAAAAAAGTTGGTGGTAAAATAATGAAAGCCATCAATAAGGCAGGTATAATTGGTCAAATTGGCTTAATGCTGGTGATGCCCTATGCCATGGCGGGTATAGGAAGTTTAGTTGGCGGTGCTGCTGGAGGACTAAGTGCCACATGGACAGGTTTTGGCAACTGGGCAAGTTCTATGATGGGTAGTTCCAATGCTTTTGCTCAAGCTGTAGGTGGTATTGCTAGAGGTGTGTATCATGCTGGAGCTACTGCTGGTAAAATAATCAAAGGAGTATCTAGTTTTATTGATACAGGTTTTACTAGAATTGCTGAAGCTACCGGATTGCCAAATCCAATAGAAGGTTTTTCCAATGCTGTAAAATCTGGATACACTAAAAGTTTTTCTGCAACCAATAACTTCTTATTTGGTAGCAGCAAATACCAAGCAACTGCAAGTCAACTAAAAGCGGCAGGAGTTCAAGTAGATACTTCGTTTACTGATAAGTTCTTAGAAGAAGCAACCAAACCAGCTTTCGATGAAAAAGGTTTCAATGTTGAAAAGATGAAATCTTTAGAAGCAGGAGAGTTGTCTGGTGAGATTTATCAACCTATTGGACAAGTTAGATACAATGAAGCTACAGGAACCTACTCAGATATATTAGGTAACGAATTTAATGCTGATTTAAATGGTAACTTTACTCCAGTAGATACACTTAAAGCTGGTGAAATAAATCTAGAAGCTGGAAAGGGTATGGAAGCAAAATACAAATACGACCCATTAAGAGCCGGTACAGTGACAGCACCGGGAGGTAAAAGTAAAGTTGGTGAACTAATGGAAAATGTTCAAGACTTTGCTGAACAGAAAGCTACCGAATATGCAAGTAAATGGGTATCAAATAAAATTGATGAAAACATTTATGGAGCAGGTGACGACTATAGCACTAGCATTGGTTTTAATCCATGGGAAGAAGAAGGTGTAGGTATAACTGCTCAAAATTTCTTTACACAAGGAGATAGCTACACTACAAGTTTAGCAACATTTTATGACCAAGCAAGTAGAGCATTTGATAATACAGGATTAAATACTCAAGCTTTAGCAAACATTGGTAGGTAGGAGAAAATATGAAAAGCATACAAGAATTTGAACCAGAAGTTTTACAACAGTTTACTGAAAATCCCGGAGTCTCAATTCCCGGTCAATCATTGACAAATGACCCAGATAATCCTTATCCGTGGGAACAGTCACCTAAATATACTAAGCATCAAGAAGCTTTAGATTATATTGTTTCTGAATTGCTAGAAGAAGATAGACTTTACACTGTTATGGATAGTGTAAGTAAAGGTGTTCCAGTTAGTGATATTGCCTATATGATATTGAGAAAAGGTTTTTCAAATGGTTTGTTTAATCCTGATTTAATGCTAATCTTAGCTGAACCACTCATGTATGTGATTATAGCTTTAGCTGAAAAGTCAGGTGTTGAATATGTCTTGTATGAAGGTGAGCATTTAGAAGAAGATGATTTTGAAATGGATGATACAGAAGAAGAAGATTTACCTGATATCATTAAACAAAAGTTAAGAAAACCTTCTGGACTTGCTCAATCTATGCAAGAAAATATAACAAGAGAAAGTTTAGAAAAAGTTGAACTGCCAGAATCGGTAGAAGAAAAGATTGAAGAATTTGAACCTTCTGAAAGTTTGTTGGCTAGACAAGAACCAGAACAAAAAGGATTATTAGAAAGGAGTTAAAATGGCACAAGATTATGAAAAAATGTCTTCAGTAGAATTTGGTATGTCTTTATTAGGACGAGAGCAAAAAACATTTGAACAAGAAAGAAAGAGAAGAGAGAAACAAGACCGCAAAAAGGCTCTTGCCAAGTTCGTAACTTCTGGTCTAAGTAGCATGGTTAAAGAAAAATTTAATGCTTTTGAACAAAAAGAAAATTATAAAAAAATTAAACTGAATGATATTTTAAATGGTCAGCAAGGCTATAATGAATATAATAAAATCATTACTGATAACTATGGTGGTGATTCATTAGCTTTCTGGGAAAATTTTTATAGAACCAATCTAACTGCTCAAATGGGAGAAGGTGGTATTTACTCTAACTATCAATTAACTGGTCCTGCTCAAGCTTATATTTATAAAGAAGCTAGGAAACTGGCTACTAATAAAAACCAACAATGGTTACAATTACAAAAAGAATATGCTGATGTGCCAAAAACACAAGCAGAATTAGATGAGAGATGGGATGAGTATGTTTCATCAAGAGTACCAACAAATCTTTTTAATTTCGGCATGAGAGGTTTGAAAAATTTATTTTCAGGTAAGACAAAAGAAGATATTGAAGCTGAAGGTCAAGCAGAATTTGATGAAAGATTTAAAGAGTTTAAAGAGTTGGAAGTAGCACAGCAAGGATTTAAAAAATATCAAAACTCAGAAAACTTTATTACTATGTTTGATAAGTTAAAAGAAGCTTATGAAGCAGAAGGAAACGAACTTGGTTTTATGACTCTAAGAGAAGGCAGTCCTCAAATAAAAACATTTATAGAACCAGTTGAAGGTGGTTATGCTAAAAAAGAATACTTAACTGTTAATGTATTAAATGATAAAGGTCAGCTTGAAGTAAGAAAAAGAGAAATAGGTATAAGTGGTTTTGAAGCTATTGAAAGAAAAGAATATAAAACTGAAAACTATAATAGAGCTGCGGATGCTCTTGAAATATATAGTAATGTAAATAAAGATTTTAAAGATATAATAAGTGCAAATCGTGTCGGTGATAAAAATCAAATTTCTAGAGGAATTTTACAAGAGGTATTAGAAGTTTCTGATTTTTTTCAACAACGTGGTATAACTGTAAATGAAGCCGATAATCTTGCTGCTGAATATGTTTTAGAGACAAGAGCTTTTAATGACAATAATCCTATAAATACTAATATAACTAGTTTTGATTTATATAGTAGAGAAGAATTAGAAGGTGATGAAGCAACAATTAATAAAGCACTGATTCAACTCCCTAGGTTTTTAAAAGAAGCAGATAGTTTGAGATATGGTGGTGAAAATAAAAGAGATGAAATTAAAGAGTTTTATCAAAATATGATTGATATGTCAAATTTAAATGAAGACCAAAAATTAGAATACCAAAATCAAATTAATAATATATTTCATCCTGATGTAGATATAGAGAAATTGACACCTGTAAGTTCAGCAACAGAACAAGTAGTTGTTGAACCTGTCGAAATGCCAGAAGACGAAAAAGAAGTTGAGAATATTTATAATAGTATTGTTAAGAAAGGTGCTGCTGGAATTAGGTATGTTGACTTTTCTGATTACATTCCAAAAATAAATTTATCAAAACTTAGCGGTGAAGAGTTAGATGCTTTATATAATATAAGTAAAGGTGATATTAAAGAGAAATTAAATATTCCAGAAAATATTGATTTATCTAGAACAGCGATTGAAAGAAATACATTTAGAGAAGCCATTGAGGACGAGCTAAAGAAAAGAGAGAAAAAAGAAGGAGTATCTTACATAGGTGCTTATTATTATGGCGAAGGAGGTAGAAGAGCTGGACTTATTGAAAGCGATAATGTTTATGCAAATTTCTGGAATCCTCTAGAACAATTAATTTTAAAATCAGCTAGTTAAGCAATATGTCTACATTCAAAGAAATCCGTAGAGCAAGATTAGGTCCAATGGGTAAATTAAAATATACCCTCGATGACCTTGAGCAAGACGAAAAGTTTCAAGAGATTGCTGAAAGATTTTTAGAATCTGTTGGTGAAAACTCTGATGATATTTTTGAATACTTAAGAGATTCAGATTTTAACTTAGTGTCAGGTATGTCCAGAGCCATGCAAAGTGGTAAATTTACTGACCAACAAAAACAAGACTATGCATATCTAAGAAGAACATTTGACAAAGCTGATATGGGTAGCATGAAGCAATATGCTGAACTTATCAAAGATGGAGCCATTGATATGGTTTCAGACCCTTTCACTATTGCTGCAGCTCTTGCAGCTCCTTTTACTGGTGGTACATCTTTAGCAGCCCGTCAAGGGTTAGCTACAGTTGCCCTTCAAGGTTCTAAAGCTGTTGCAGCTAATAAACTTAAGGATGTTGCAGCTAAGCAAATAGGTAAAGCTACAGCAGCCTCAGCTGCGATTGGCGGTAGTTGGACAGGACTTGATAATCATTTTAGACAGAATACAGAACTAAATACTGGATTAAGAAAAATGTATTCTAATGGTGAGTTACTAGGCTCTACTGCTTTAGGAGCTGTAACAGGTGGTGTGTTTGGTAACTTAGCACAAAAAAATGCTTTATATAATAGTAGATTATCTAGACTATACTCAAATGATGAATATAGAAAAACAGCACCTTTATTTTTCAATGTGAGAAAAGCTATTGATACTGGACTTTCTAAAGTTGGAGGTTCAGCAGCAAGTATTCTAAATACAATAGCTGAAGTATCCCCAACAGCTAAGAAACTAGGACAAACTTTTGTTGATGATTTTGAAAAGAAAATAGCTGGTCCTAGAGCAACAAGAAGGATAGGTTATAGCTTTGCTGAAGATTTAGACAATAGAAGAGGCGGCTATATTCAAGGCTTAGATGCAGCTTTAGCACCTATTAGAAAAACAGGAGATATAGCTGAAGTTGATGGGATAGCTGTTTTAAGAATATTAAGAGGTGCTAAACCAGAAAAGAGTCAAGGTAAAATATTTTTAAATGGTGAAGAAATTTCTAAGGAAGCTGTAGCTTCTGCTAGAAAACTTAAAAAGGTTTTTGATTCTGTTTATAAACATGCTGAAAAAGCTAACATGGCTCCTAACTATGTTGAAACCTTTTTCCCTCGTTCATGGAATAGACAAGCTATCAAAGATAATACTGGAGAGTTTAAACAGCTATTATTAAAAGAAGGTAATCTTACAGCTGGGCAAAAGAAAAACATTGACGAGATTATTGAAGGCATGATAAATAAAGGCAATGAACTTTATGCTTCACACTCTAACCTATTAGGTCAATCAAGAATATTCCAAAACTTACCTGATAACAAATTTGAACAATTTTTGACAAACGATATTGTTGAAGTATCGGCAGACTATTTGTTAAATGCTGCAAGGTCTATTGAAATTAAAAAGAAATTTCTAGCTAGAGGTAAGCCTATAAAAGTTACTGGTGAAACACCTGAAGGAGATTTAATTTTTTATCGACAAAGTTTACAAGACCAGTTTAGAGAAAGATATATCGAACCAATTAGAAGAGAAGTTAGAGAAGCTGGTGGTAAGTTTACTGGTAATGATGAAAAGAAAGTTTTAGAATTGTTTGATTCTGTAACTGGTAATGTTCAGTATTGGGGTGAAACAATGCAGGGTTTATACGATGGTTTAAAACTTGCTAACTCTATGGCTTATCTACCATTAGCAACTTTATCTTCGGTAACTGAGGCAATGATTCCTCTAGCCAAAGCAAAACCTTCTGCAGCTGTTAAAGGAGCATTTAAAGGTGTACAAGGCGGTATGTCTATCTTTGGTAAAGAAATGGGACAGATATTAAAAGACAAATATAAAATGTCTGATAACCAACTGGTTAGAGAAATGAATAGTGTTTGGATAGGTGTCGATGAATCTATAGGCGACGTGACCAACAGATTAGCTGGAGAAGGATTGCAAAATGAATTTACTAAGCGAATGGCTAAAGGATTCTTTAGATTTAACCTATTGATACCTTGGACAAAAACTGTACAACTTGCTTCATTCTCAACAGGTAAAGATTTAATATTTGACAATTTAACAAAGCTTAACAATTTGTCAAAACAAGGTGTCAAAGTTTTAGATGAAGATGCCATGATTAGACAATCTTTAAAAACAGTAGATGATAAATCTAGATTAAAAGGTATATTAGATAGTGTTGCTGTTACTGGTAAAAAAGATAATTTAAGAAAAATCAACCAACTAAAATCAGAATTGTTTGAATTAGGCATTGATGTTGGCGAAGGTTTAAGATGGTTAGAAAGAGGAGCTAAACAAAAAGATAATTTCTATCGCCAAGTTGTTAGAGGTGCTGGAAGATTTACTAACTCAGTTATTTTACAAACTGGTAGAGAAAGAGCCAAAGTTCCTACCTATATGTCAAATCCTAAGTGGGATATTTTAACTCAGTTTTTAAGATATCCTTATGTCTTTAGTAATACTGTATTGAAAAACTTTGCTAGAGATACTATACAAAATCCGGGAGTGAATGCACCTAGAGTAGCCGCTTTTGGTTTGATGGCAACCAATGTTGCACTAGCTACAAACTACTGGAGAAGTAACGAAGATTACAGAAATAAAATTGATAAAGAAGGTTTGACAAATAGAGATGTTGTTAAAGCTTTACAAAGAACAGGTATGGCTGGACCGATTGATATGGGCATAAGATGGGGAGAAGCTACACAGTATGGTAAGAATCCCTTATTGGCTGCTTCGAGTTTAGGTGGACCGGTAATTGGTGATGTTGTTAATATGGCTTTCTATAATAGAGGACTACTAGAAACAGCAGCAAGAAAGTTACCTTTATATGGTTCTAAAAATCTTATCGAAAGATACACTGGTTTTGATTTTGATGATGTTGCAAAAGCTGCAAGAGAAATAGATAGACCAATGTTAGAAGGTTTAAAAACAGGACTACAAGCCTTGACATTTCCTGAAGAAGAAAAAGGAACAGGTTTAACATCAGGCTTAACAACTTTGAGAAGAAATTATTTTGAAGGTGGTGAAGTAAGTAAAAATGTAAGTGATGTTAAAGATAATCCTGAAAATAGAGTGGACCCTTTAACAGGATTACCATACTCAGTACAGTCTGAAATTACTATTGATACTTTTAAAAAGGAATCATTTGATGAGGAAATGGAAAGATTAGGTTTTCAAACTGGAGGTGTTGTCAATATACCAAATAATGAAACACAACCTTTATTAGAAAGTAATGACAATAAATTTAAAATGAAATTTAAATCTAATACTTTTACTGAAAGTGAAAGAGAAGAAGCATTTGACAATTTGGTAAATGTGTTAGATAACTTTGATACATAATATGAATATAGAACTATGCAAACAAGAAATAAAAAGACACGAGGGCGAACTACTCGAAGTCTATGTCGATTCTTTGGGTTACAAAACCTTAGGAGTAGGACATTTAATACAGCCACAAGACCCCGAACATGGTTGGGAAGTTGGTACTCCAATAACTCAAGAAGTATCTGACATATATTTTGAAGACGATTTCAATAAACATTTAGCAGAGGCGATACATGTGTTTGGCGAAGAAGAAGCTTTTTATTTATTACCAGATGCTATTCAAAGAGTCTTGGTTAATATGTGCTTTAACTTAGGTGGTACAAGATTAAGCAAGTTTCAAAACATGTTGAAAGCTTGTCGGTCACACAACTGGCAAGAAATGGCAAATCAAATGGAAGATAGTAAGTGGTTTAGACAAGTGGGACGAAGAAGCAGAGAGTTAAAAGAATTAGTATTAGGAGAAGTAAAATGAAAAATATATTGAAGAATATAGTTGGTGCAGTTGCTCCTACTCTAGGTACTGCTTTAGGCGGTCCTATGGGCGGTATGGCTGCGAATATGATTGCCGATGTGCTTGGGTGTCCAAATAACCCTAAAGCCATTGAGAGAGCCGTTGCTGAAGCCACACCAGAGCAGATGCTAGAACTTAAAAAAGTTGAGAAAGACTTTGAAGTTAAGATGAAAGAACTTGAAGTCGATGTGTTTAAACTTGAAGTTCAAGATACACAGGATGCTCGTAGTAATTTTTCAAAAGACTGGACAGCTCGTATCATGGGTATAGCTACAGTCGGTGGTTTCTTAGGTTACATATTCTTAGTAACCCTACAGCCACCAGAACAGAACTCTGAAGCTCTTATTAACCTTGTCTTAGGTTACTTAGGAGGTTTGGCAAGTGCTGTAATATCTTTCTACTTTGGAGCTTCAAACTCAAGCGATAAGTAGTGGAAGAGATAGTCACTATAATACAACAAGTAGGTTTTCCTATTGCTGCGGCATTAGGGCTAGGTTGGTTTATTTACAAACTAATCATGCGTATTGTCGATGGTATGGAAACCAAACTTGATGTTGTCGATGAGAAAGTAGCTGAACAAATAACAGCTATGGAGCAGAGACTAGGGACAAAGTTAGATAGTCAATATGGCATTATTGTAAGTCTAATTGACAGAGTGAGAGCTTTGGATAATCAAACGATTAGACAAGAC